ACAGCTTTGGCGTATCCGATCCGCTTGGAATGTTTGGTTCTCGCGGGGGCTGATTCAGTCTTCGGGAAGTTACCTGTAACTTTCTGTGCAAGAAAAATAAGAAGGGCGGTTTCACACCGCCCTTTTTTGTGTATACTTTTTAAGTCCCTGACAGCGAAAGCTGACAATAGCCAAGACAGGAGTACCACATGGCTAAAACTACCTTTTCGGGTCCAGTACGGTCCCAGCGCGGGTTTACTGCCCAAGGCGCTAATGCGATGGTTAATATCACCGCAGAAACCACTCTCACTTATGACGATCATGTCGGGCGTATCATCAAGGTTAATGATGCAGACGGTGCGATCACTCTACCCACAATCACAACGGACACACTTGGCGCTCGCTACACGTTCTTTGTAGGCACAGACTCTACAGACTGTGACATCAAAACTGACGGCACAGACAAGTTTGTTGGCTCTCTAGAAGTTATGGGCGGCAGTAACGCCTCTTCAACTTTTGTACCGGGCGCAACCAACGATGTCATTTCGATGAATGGCTCCACCACTGGTGGCGACAAGGGGTCTTATGTTGAGATCACTGCAATCGAAGACAATGTGTATCTTGTGCAGGGCGTTCTTGTAGGATCGGGCAGCGCGGCAACACCCTTCGCTGACAGCTAAAATAGGAGGCTGTAATGGCGATGTCTGATGTATTCGCGGTAACCAAGACAGCGGACGCTACGGTGTACGATGGCAGAGTTCGTGTGCGTCAGATTCAGGTTAAGACAGCCGGTTCAGGCAGCCCCCAAGTCGTTCTCAAAGATGGGGGTTCCAGCGGGACGACAAAGCTGGATGTTGCCTTCGGCACATCTAGCACCTTCTCGGTAAATATTCCTGATAACGGAATATTGTTTGAATCTGATGTTTATCTGGATCTGACTAACTGCTCTAGCGTGACGGTGTTTCTTTCGTAGGGGTTATCATGGCAGAGCGTAAGGCTAAGATGCCCCCAAGAAACAAGAAGAACTTCCGCCCCACAAAGTCTGGCGCTGGCATGACAAAGGCTGGCGTAGCGGCTTACAGGCGCAAGAACCCCGGCAGCAAGCTGAAGACAGCGGTTACAGGCAAGGTAAAACCCGGCAGCAAAGCGGCGAAGCGCAGGAAGTCTTTCTGCGCTCGCTCTGCTGGGCAAATGAAAAAGTTCCCGAAGGCTGCAAAGAACCCAAACAGCAGACTTCGTCAGGCTAGGAAAAGATGGAAATGTTGAGTTCTAAATTCATAGCAGGAACTTTGTTTGTGTCTGTTGTGGGCATGTGCGCTACCGGCGTCACATGGATATCCTCCACGCTGATAGGCGTGGACAAGAGCGTTGCTGTCATGTCTGTAAAGATCGATGACAACAGTCAGAAGATCGATGAGCTACACAGCATGTTGAAACCAATGTGGGAAGAGTTCACAGGAAGGAGCTACGATGGCAATATCGCGAGCTTCCATGGGTCGTCAGTTGTCACCGAGCGGTAAGCGCAACTATAGGTCTGAGTACAAGAACTACCAGTCCACTACGACTCAGAAGAAGAGCAGGGCTGGCAGAAATACAGCAAGACGAAAGATGGCCGCCGCTGGAAAGGTAAGAAAGGGTGATGGCAAGGATGTCGCCCATAGGAACGGAAACCCTAGGGACAACAGGAGATCTAATCTGAAGGTTGTCTCTGCTTCTAAGAACAGGTCTTTCAAGAGAACTAGAACTGCGGGAAAAGCAAACAGGAGAGCATAGGAGGTTCTGATGAGGGCGGCAAAGATGCTCTGCAAGAACAAGAAGAAGCCAGTGGCGATGTCTGGTGGCGGCAGTGTTAAGAACCCTATGGCCAAGCAGCTTGGTCAATCTAAATTCAAGCCCAAGGTTGTTAAACCTAAAAAGGGCAAGGGTTCGTATACAAGGAAGGGTAGCAAGGTCGTGGCCATGAAGAGCGGCGGCAAGACAAAGTCCCGTGTAAACGAGTCTGGAAACTATACAAAGCCGGGCCTCAGAAAAAGAATATTCAACAGAATTAAAGCTGGAGGAAAGGGCGGCGCTCCCGGTCAGTGGAGTGCGAGAAAAGCTCAGATGATGGCTTCTGCCTATAAAAAGGCTGGGGGAGGATATAAGTCTTAGGCATGAAACACGCTTTTCTTCTATTCGTCTTTTTAGGGGTGGGTGATGACAAGCGTCTTGTTAGCAACGACATGTACTTTGAGAACTTGAACGAGTGTGTTTATTTTGCTCAAAAGCTACACAAACAGGGAGAAAAGGTAACGTCATATTGTCTGCCGAAGATGGTTGACAGCAAAACGAAGGTGTATTGATGGATCCCGCAAGCGCTATGGCGCTGGCCTCTGCCAGCTTCGCCACCATCAAAAAAGGTTTTGCCATCGGTCGCGATGTCGAATCTATGATGTCGGATATCGGAAGGTGGATGGGCGCGCTCAGCGATCTCGACCAAGCAGAAAAAGAAGCCAAAAATCCCCCTATTTTCAAGAAGTTATTTGCCGGGAAATCCGTCGAGCAAGAAGCGATGGAAATATTCGCCCACAAAAGACGCGCCACGCAGCAACGCGACGAGCTAAAACAGTGGATCAGCCTAACCTTGGGCATGTCGGCATGGGAGGATTTGCTTAGAACAGAGGCAAGAATAAGAAAGCAGCGGCAGGAAACGCTTTATGCGCAACGTGAAAAGCGTCGTAAGTTTGTTGAGATAGTTGCTTGGGTGATGATGATTGCTTTTGGTGCGGCTGCTTTGTTTGGGTTTGTCGTTTTTTTAAAGGCTCACGCTGCCTTTGCAGATGAATTAATGACAACCTGTCGTAAAGTTAAATGTGAAAAAATATCCAAGGATACGCGAGTGTGCATTTTCAGAGGACAGAATAATACCATCGAATCCATGTTTTTTAACTCTCAGGATTTTATTCCCTCTGAATACCAGTGCAAATATGATCCCAACAAACGAAAAGAAGTGACCGTTCAAGAAACTTTGGAGGCCATACGAGAAAGTCAAAAGTAAAGATAATGGATCAAGGTAAAAAATACATAGAGCGATGGATTATGGAGGATTTAACTCCTGTAGATCCAGATGTGGGGTTTGCTCTTTGTCCTTATGCCAAAAAAGCATGGATGGATGATAGGGTAAAAGTCGTAGTTTGTGATGGTGATTTATGGGATCGTGTCGCCGATGAATGCGTTAATTTTGATTCAAAACACGCTATCACAGTTTGCATAGAGGAGGGGCCAGATAAAGGATATGATGAGCTAGAAGCAGCCTGCATGGCAATGAACAGCTATTTCTCAGCTACTAAACAGGATTTGTGGGTTCTTGTCTTTGAAGGAGAGGTGGCAATAATTTTCATTCAACGATTGTCTGAATTGGACGATGCTAGTCAAAAGCTAGAAAAAGTGGGATACTATGAGAATTATGAGCCTGAAGACTACATCAAGCTTATCTTAACTCGGCGAGAAAAGAGGATGCAAAATGGTTAAAAAAGCTAAAAAGATGATGGGTGGCGGGGCTGCTAAAAAAGCAGCGCGTCGTATGCGTGGTGGCGGAGCCACTAAAGCACCTCGTCGTATGCGTGGTGGCGGTGCAACTATGAATGTCTCCCCTCGTAAGGCAATGGGCATGAAGAAAGGCGGCGCAGCCAAGAAGATGATGCGTGGCGGTAAGGTTAAGAAGTAATGACAACCTCTGGTTCAACGAACTTTGAGCTTGATGTAAGTGATTACATCGAAGAAGCATTTGAGCGATGTGGCTTGGAGTTGCGTACAGGTTATGACCTGAAAACAGCGAAAAGATCGTTGAACCTTTTGTTTGCCGATTGGGCCAATCGTGGTCTTAATCAATGGACTATTGCGCAACGCACACAAACAGTTACTGCTGATGATGCAGATTATGATCTTGGTGCTGATGTAATAGACGTTTTGTCTATGGTCGTTAGGCGCAGCACCACTGACTTTTCTATGAGTAGGATCAGTCGTGATGAATATCTTAGCATACCAAATAAAACCACGACCGGCAGGCCAACGCAGTTTTTTATCGACAGGCAAATAACGCCTAAAATAAAAATATGGCCCACTCCCGAAAACTCTACTGATGTTTTGCATTTTGATTGTCTAACGCGAATTGAAGATGCAGATACTTTTACAAATACAGTAGAGGTTCCTTTCAGATTTTATCCCTGTTTAGCTGCTGGGCTTGCTTACTACATTGCTATTAAGAAAGCTCCCGACAGGATACAGCTTCTTAAAGCGATTTATGATGAGGAATTTGATCGCGCTCAAGCAGAGGATAGAGACAGAGCTTCGTTTAACGTTACTCCTAGTCTTCAGTATTACAGGGTGGGGTAATGGCAAGGTTTGCCACAGGTAAGGACTCCTACGGCATCTCTGATAGATCAGGGTTTCGATATCGTTTGCGTGAAATGCGGCGAGAATGGAATGGCTCTCTTGTCGGCCCTGACGAGTACGAGTCTAAGCATCCACAGCTTGACCCTCCAAAACACATTACAGATGCAGAGGCAATCAGAGATGCGCGCCCTGATAGAACAGAGCCTGCTGTCGAGCAACTTCTTGGAGTCAATCCGTTCAAGTCAGGATCTTCTGGCTCTGCGGTAATTACAGTTCTGGAAAGAAACCATGGTAGATCCAGTGGAGATACTGTCAGGTTTAGAAAGGCTCTTGGTTTTGACGGATTCACTGAGTCCACTATAGAAAGTGCGTCTGGCTATACAATAACAGTCGTGGATACGAACAATTATACGTTTTCCGCAGCGTCAGGCACAGCAACGGCTGGTAGTCAAAGTGGCGGTGGAAAGAACGCCACGGCGGGGCCGGTAACGTTGGAGAATTAAATGGCGTTTACATTTGCACAGCTAAAGACTGCGATACAGGAATACACAGAAAACACGGAG